CACAGTTGTATTGCCATAATACACCAATGTCACATCGTGATCCCACGTAAAAGTCGCTTCGACCACAAAGTTCGTCTGCGATGGGTAGACGCTTGTGATTTGACTTTCGACTGTTCGCATATCATGTCACCCCAAATCACGTCAGCGGATTGACGCTGACCATGTTAAATTCCACGGACGTAAACAGTTCCTTGTTTTCGTTCAGCCGGCCAATGTCAAGCTGCCCCTTGCCGACGTAAAACCACGACGTACACCACGCGCCATAGTAGGCGGAAAAGTAGTGCAGCTGGAATTGCTGGCCTTTTGCAATGATCTTCAGGATCTGCGACAGCATAGTTTTGCTGATCGACGCACGGCTATACCCAAGCGCTTCGACCGTGAACATGGGACTGACGACGGCCGCGCCGGTCTGGGTGCGGCCGCTGTCCTCCGTGTAAGTTGTTTCGAAGTCATACGACAGCGCACCGGAATCCGGCTGGGGAAGCACCAGCCAGTCATCCGATGGATTTTTTCGAATTTTAATATATTCCTGTGCCATGTGTTACACCGCTACAAGCGGGTTTTTGCCCGTTTGCCCTTTTCGCAATTTTGCTTCTGTGATGACTTCGTCAAACAGTGTGCGGCGATCCAGACGCGCAATAAATTCGTACCGGCTGCCAGCGCCGCCGGCTTCTTCGCGCACAATCTGGCGCAGCAGGGATTCCGGCGCTTCCAGGTTGTTTCCGTTGTGCTGATCGCCCAACACGGCCAAGAACTGCCGGTTCGCCGGGATGACTGCGCCGCGCGCCAGCATCGGGATCTGCGGCACCGGCAGCGGATTCACGCCCCACATAGTCTGGAACGGGGAAATGCCAAGGAAGCTGACATTCCGGATCGCATTCAGCATGGAGTTGATCTTATTGAACGGCACGGCGATGATCGTGTTCATGCCGCGAATGATGGCGTTGACGACCGTGCGGAAGGTATTTTCGATGCCTTCTTTGATGCCCGACCAGATGCGCCCGCCGGTGGAAAACACGTCTTTGACCTTCTGCCATGCGTCGCGGAATTTGCTCTGAAACCACTCCGGCACAGACTTGAAGGCACTTTTGATTCCATCCCACGCAGCCACAGCGCCAGATGCGACCTTTTCCCAAAGGCCGCTGAACCAGTCCTTTACGGCCGCCCACTTTTCGATGACCCAATCCACCACTGCCGCGACGCCAGCTTCCAAATTGGCAAGGTGCTGCTCAAAAGCTGCATCGATACTACTGATCGTTTTACTGATCCATTCCTTTATGGACGTCCATTTTGCGACGATCCACACGACCGCTGCAGCAACGGCCGCAACCAGCAGCGGTATCCACATGCCAGTGATAATGGCAATAGCGCCTCCAATAGCAAGCAGCGCCACGGTAATAGCCGTAAGATTTTTATTGTTGAAGCCGTTTTTAACCACGTCACGAATTGCCACGCCAAGAAGGGCAAGCCCCGCGACGATTGCCGTGATTGCTCCGCCAAGCACACCAAATGCCAGCCCAAGCCCAGTGACAGCCGCAGCAGCGCCGATGATGTACCCTGTCAGATTATCGAAATTTATGCCGTTTTTAAGCATATCGACAACGTTGATGGCCATCAGGACAGCCCCCGCGACAGCAAGCGCCAGCTGCTTTGCCTTCGACAAATTCCCCAGAAACTTCTTTCCGATTTTCCACGCAGCGAATCCAGCGGCAACCGCCGCCACATAAGGTGACAGCTCGCGGACAACGGCTGCAATCTTGCCGATTTTTCCGGCATCGACCTGATCGGACAAATCGAATCTCGGCGCTATGCCAGACGAACCGCCTCCACCGCCACCGCCGGAGCTATCGTTCGATTCCCAGCGGTTCATTTCATCCAGCCCGGAAAGCTGCTTTTTTGCCTTATCTGCTGCATCTCCCGCGGCCTCAGTCGCTGAAGCCTGATTATACAGTGCCTTTGCAGACGCATCAGCTTGTGACGCCGTTTTGCCAAACAACGAATTGATAAACACGGACACAATAGCCGTCAATTTGGCAAGCCACGCCAGAAGTGTCCGAATGGCCGGCAAAATGTAGTTGTAGATCGGCGCAAAAGCGGAAATTAGATTACCCCTGATCTGCGCCAAAGATGTTGACATTTGTTTGTCTGCGCCGATTGTGCTAAGCAGCATTTTGCGCATTGTACGCAGCGCTTTGGTAATCATGGTGAAAATAAAGACGCGCTTTGCTAAGCCAGCAATTCGTTTGGTAAATTTCTTGAATTGCTCTGACACTTTCTGTGTCGTCAAAGCCGCAAGACGCTGCTTTTCCACATATTCGCTTACGGCAGCACTGGCTTTTTCATGCGCGATCTGGCTTCCTTCCAGATTAAGCTGCGCCGTTTTCAGCTGCTGCGTCGTTTTCTGGATCGCTTCACCGGTTTCCTGCGTCACAGTCCCGGTGCTTCTGGTTTTCTTTTCGCTTTCTTCGACGGCCCGCAGCTCCGCGAGCTGCTTTTTCAATTCGTCGACCTTCTGTGCGGCCTTGTCTACGTTATTCGCGGCCTTTTTCGCGTTGTTTTCCAGCTTCGCAAGGCCAGCGTCAAACTGGCCACTGTTTATCGTCGTATCAAATACCAGATCGCCGACAACATCAGCCATCGCGTCCACCTCCCATCAGCTGCCGGATGAATTCATCTTCGTCGTCGGTCAGGTGTGCCGACTTGAAATCGATCAATTCCCGGTTTTCGTCGTAGTATTCGCGCTCCCATTTCTCCAGCTTCTTGTGCTTGCGCAGCTTTCGCCGGATGTCCAGGATCGTGGAAAACGTGCAGTCGCCGATCTCCATGTAATATCCGATGAACGTCCACCAGTGCATATACGGCAGCGCGCGCACGTCCTGCCCGGCTACGCGGTTGATCGGCGCGATGATCATCGGAAAATCCTGTTCCCAGTCCATCTGCTTCGGCTGCTGCCGCTGGTCGCCGCGATCCACGCCGCCGTCTAAAAACCACAGCATGAATTTCACCGCGGCGGCCATGTCCGTGATCTGATCCCAGTCCGGGTAAAAGATCTTGATCGCCACTTCGGCGCGATCCTGATCTGTCAGCTCCGGGTCATTCAGCGCGGCGCAGATGTCCAGAATTTCGCGAAAGTCGCTTCGGATACGAAAACACCGGCCGCCGATGCATGCAGTCTTCGGCAGGCCGGTATTCATGATCTGCGCTTCTTCCTGCGCTGGCCGCCGCCGTTGTATTTATCCAGGTATTTTGCCTGGCGTTTCTGCGCGGCAGCGGTCGCAGCGTCCATCTCGCGCCGAATCTGGCGCGAAACCGCTTCCAGGAACGAAATGATTTGCAGGGAACCGGACGGCGTGAGTGAAACGCAGTAGGCTTTGCCGAACACTGTATCGCAGACGGGCGAAGGGAACGCCGCGTCCACCTGCTCGCGTGCGTAAGCGTCCAGTTCGCGGATCGTCGTGCGGGCGTCCGTATCGCTTTCCTGCGTGCCCATTTCGTCGGCTTTGGCCTTGATCGCCATCGCGGCCGCTTCCAGCCGGTCGATGATACCGATGTCGTTCGGATCAAAATAGATCTTCCGGTTTGCGTCGCCGTTAATGGTGAACGCTTTCAGACCGGTTTCAAATGAAATGTTATTGCTCACGCCGTCACCCCCTTATGCCGTCGCCTTCGTGAACGTGGCCACGCCGTCCGCAATGGCCGCCGTGCCGACCGTGCGCGTGCCGCCGTAGGTCACGTCAAACGGCATGTCCACCGTCTTGTCGCCGCCCAGCGACTTCACTTCGATTGCGCAGCCGCTATAGCGCTCGGCAAACATCGCCGTGTCCTTCGTGCCGGCATAGCAGTGCACGATCATCATATCCTGTTCGGCCAGTGCTGCGACATCCTGATCCTTGATTGCCAGCTGCCACAGCTTCGTCAGCGCGGTTTCGCCGGCGTCCAGATTGCACGGGTCAAAGGTCTGCGTGATGGTCGGCGCGGACATGGTGGTAAACGTGTTGCCCAGGATGTCCTGCGTGGTTTCTTTGTTCCAGTCATATTCCTGACTGCTGTCTTCCACGCGCTTGCCGACGATCGACCAAACCGGCGCGGAAGACGTTCCGGTATTCAGGAAGGCCATCAGCAGTTTGCGGGCAATCGTCTGGCCAGCGGTTGTGTTAAAAGTCGTACTTTCAGGCATAATGCATCACCTTTCAAAATTGTTGTCGTACCGCATCGATAGGGACACGGCCCAGTCTTCCACACCGTCGGCATAGCGCCCGGTCAAATAGGCCGCCGACACCTGTACAAATGCAGTGATCGTCTGGACATCGCCGAGGTCTGGCCACGCGGCAAGCGTGTGCTGCTGGCCGTCCGCCGTGATCGGCTGTTTTTCAAGCCAGCGCGCCAGCTTGTCCAGCCAGCCCTTGATGTGGATGCGGTCAGTTTCTGACTGCGGTACGGCGCGATATACCACCTGAAACGCATAGTTGCATTTTTGGTAAACGCCGCCCATGATGTCGGTCGTTTCGCTGATCACCGTCGCCGCAGCGGACGGATAGATCCCGACGCCGGACTTGTCGCCCAGCTCGCCGAACCGGATTTCCCGCGCGCCAATGGCCGGGAAATCATTCAGCAAGCCGGTCAGGATCGTTGAAAAATCTTTCGTATCAACCATTTGATTCCCCCAGGATGATCCGCTTGCATCCATCCGCCCATTCTTTTCCGTGTTCGTTTCGCGCGACTTCCGCCCAATGCGGCACGCCGGCCGCAAACCGCAGATCGCGGTCGGTCACAACTTTCACAGCGCCCTTACGCGCCCACGGCGAACCGGTTTCCGGGTCGACCATGACCTTGCCCATATACAGATACCGCGCATATGGGCCTGGGAACACAACCTGCCGGCCACCTTCTGTGACGTATGAACGCTGCTGCAGGCTGCCGGTTTTCAGCGGCATATACAGCTTGCTGTCCGCAAACACCTGCTGCCCCAGCCATTCCTGCGCTTTGGCGAATCGTGGGCCGTATTTGGCGAACCGGAGCTTTACCCGGACGTGCCCCTTGACATAGCTGACGTTCTTATAGTGCTTGATGTCGCTCATGATGCCGTCACCTCAAAATGTGGAACAAGCGGAAACCACGCGCAGGATGTAATGCGGTGGCATTCTGTGACCTTGCACAGCGCGTCGTATTCCGCCCAGTCGTGATCTCCACGGCAGAAATAGTCGCCTGGCTGAAATGCGATCAGTCTACTGCGGTCATCCGCCGCCTGGTACACTTCCGGCGTCGCACAGGTCAGCGAGCCAATGGCCGCTTTCGGCACAAGCAGCAGCACATAGTGCCCCGGAACGTCGCCGGTCGTGCCTGGCGTCATGGCGGTTTTCGCTTCCACCTTGACGCCGGTCAGCACGTGCCGCACCCACGTATCGTCC